CAGCGGAAAAGCGGGATAAATCCCAGAAAAGCAGGAAAACGATGAAAATGATTATTTATGTGATCGTGAAATTTTAGGAGGTGAAGGGACTTCATAATCATCATCCACGCATTCTGTTTTTGACAACATAGGTACGTTAACGGTGATCAATGGTCCACAATTACGAAGACTAGAACAAGACGAAGAAGAAGTGGATAACATCGGAGCATTGAGAGACAATGTACCACGATAATCCAGTAAGTGCATGCGCATTTCTATAACGCATCTATGAGTAACTACGCTAGCGCTAGTAGATGCAGAACCAAGGGCACTACCGCCCATATAAAGACAAGTAGGAATCAAGCCTAGTCCATCAACAGTGTTTCCAATGACAGTGCTTTGTGTGGTATCAGAGTTAAGGATACCAAATTCATTCTGTTGTGGTCCAGTACCACCAGCAATAGCCCAACTGGCATCATACACCAAACTATCATAAATACGAAAAGGAACAGAGTTCTTCATACTCATGACATCAGTGTCAGAAAATGATCCAGCAGAGCCAGAGCTAGAACCACCCGCATTAACTGTATCAGAACCACCACGAACTGCGGCTATTGCAAATAAGCCGTTGAGTGATGTATTGGTTAATTCAGGTGTTAAAAACACACGCACAGATGTTACAATCTTGCGACAATAATGTTTTAAAATATCGGCGACGTTGGTTCTACCAATAAACGTATCACCTGGAGCAACGGGTAATAAGCTATTGGTTAACACTTGGCCACCGGAGGCACTGGGTCCACGAGGATACCAGAATGCGTTTCCGAGTATACCAGGGGCAGTCGATGTGACTCCGCCACCAAGTACAATGTCAGCACCATTATAACTGATAGTGAAATCAACAAGATCCGACATACCTTGTATAGATCTCGGAAACAAACCAAGACCAGTTGAAGAAGGCATTGGATTATTAGCAGGGTCATTTGAAATGTTTGCAAATGAACGAAAAGCAAGAGGATTCTTTCTTTTATCTTTATTTGGTTTTCTAAGAGTTTTAGGTTTTCTAACTGGTTTTGATATTGTTGAAGTGATACTACGTAACACATCGGCAATATCTTTACTAGTTTGTTTATCTAATTGTTTGCGTGCAGGCATGAAAATGGGAGTAAGAAGCAAAGCTAATTACATTGCGGTCTGGTTTGTCGATGACCGCCATTCGTTTTCCTTTTAGGGTTGACAACGTGTGGCAATTTGCAATTTACACGTTTGCATTTGTTGTTCATGAAATCAACACAAAAATTATGCGAATATTTGCAGTTGTTCCATTTGCACTTGTTGAATAAATGATCCATGCATAATGACAATTTTGGAATAGGTGTGTCAATGGCAGGTTCAATCACTTTATCAATTTTAGGACTTGGTAGTGTAATTTCTTCATTAATTACACAAATACGATTAGATTTGGTCGTGACTGATTCTGGCACATCTATGGCAGGAAGACACAATAAGTGTTCTAATTTAGTAGCTCTACCACAAGCTGTGACAAAATTCATAACGTCAGCATTAGGTAACAGATGGCACATATATCCATGTACATCATCAACAATTCTGTTGGGCCATCCATTTTCCAAATCATAATTCGTCCACCAACCGGCAATTTGGTGTATTGGTGTGACCTTATCAAATCTCAGTCCACACCTAGTAGCAGCAAGTAAAATTTCACAAATGACTGGAGTGTTTCTATCACTCTGATATAATCCATATAATTTTTGTATTAACTTATCTATAGATGAGATAGGCAAATTAACAGTCAAATGCAATTTAGCAAGAGCGCGAGGGAGATCACAAGTAGATGTTGGATCACCAAACCAGACACTAGGATGATAAAATCTAGATAAATAATTAACGCCTGGCATACCTCGCAAAACAACTTCAATTTCCAATTCTTGACCTAACAAACCAGCAGCTTGGATGAAGTATTTTTCTCCTGCATTGCAACTACTAATACCCACAGCAATACAATCATCTCCACCAAATTGACCAAGTGCATGATATGCATCACGAGGATCAATCCCGGCAAGACGTCGACCATAATAATCATTAAATTTGGTCGTACAAGTATTGAATAGGGCAGTTTCACCAGATCCGCTACCACGGATCAAAGCCATGAAATATTTGACACGATGTTTCCCCATGGCAGTACGATTATATTGTTTGCCATGTAAATCTAAACATTCTGAAATAAATTTGGGATCAAAGAAGTGACGAAATATTTTCTTCTCCAAGACACGTGAGGGTTCCCCAACATGGCCATCCATGCGGGCATAATCCCCCATCACAACATTTTCTGCATCAGAACAAATGTTAGCTATGTGTCCAGCAATCTCTTTAGGTGTTTTTCCGAAACTGTACCACAAACAATTTTCCATAACCCAATCAGCTAATGAATAAATAAAACAAGCATATTTAGCTTTAATGGGGCCAGGATAAGTCGTTATAATTCTAGGGTCCTTTGCATTGTTATATGGTTCCGGTTTCAAAAATGTTTCACAAAGTTCATTACTAGTACCAAGATCAGCACGATTTAAAATAGCCCTCTGAGATGGTCTTTTCTGTCTATCATAAACAACATCTATATCATATGGGGCACGCTTGACATCTAAACTTTCAAACATGAGAGAAACAAATGTATCCATTTCATCCAACATTTGTTTACTAATGCCTTTCGAAGTAAGTTTCTCCGAAACATCCATCGGTTCCAAAACACGTCCAGTCACCGCTGCCTGTTCATTCGACCTGCACTTTACAGGTACGTATGCATGTGGCAGCACTGGTGACATGAATGGAATCATCAATGGTTTAGCATCAGGTTCATAATCTGACAGTTTCTCCATCAATTGATAGTTGCGTGCACCATTCTCTACAGGGAAGACCAATGGTGGTTTAGGGCTGATTTTCTTTCGACAATAGTCTACAATTATAGCAGCACCATGTTTGTCATTTTCTAACCATGACATAACACTGGCGTTGCCCATAGTCACACTTGAGTTCTCTGCAACAGCTAGTATGGCTTCAAGTGTTTTCATTGGAACTGTGACTGAATTATACTCGCCACAGCGTGCAATGGAACGGCTAATGTCGGATTTGGACTTAATGTCCAAAGTGCAAAATTTACCATCGTTAGGTTTGATTATGTCTAGTTTGGCACTGTCCAAAGTAAAATATGCCAATAAAGCAGCAGAATACCGCCAAACACCAGTAGGTACAAACATAACATATTCATGGTGTTTGTTCGCAGTTCTGCGTTCTATAACATAAGATTTGACTGTTGTATAACCATACACAGTTACAACGTCCTTAGAATAGTTCCAAACGGTGTGAACATAATCAGCGCCGCCTGAAACTTTATATTCAACTTGATTAAATTTGTTGAATTTAAAGGCAAATTCACCAGCAGCCTCTGAAACTGCTGATGGTTGAAAGGTGTATAGCAATAAAGGGCAGTTGATGTCTAAAAGTAATCTTTCTATATCTATATAATAATCTACATCAACTGCAACAACCAAATCATTATCTTTGGTAACGAAGGTTTTAGGCATGACAACAGCGTCTTTTGTCCAATAAAAATTTCTACTATAAGCAATTTTGGCACGGACGTCTGATGTCGAAGCTTGGTAAGAATAAACTTCATAAGGAATAACATCACACAATAATTTAGCAAATGTCATGGCACTCGAACGCCATGCGGCTGATTTCGGGTGCGTGTGGCTGTTATCATTACAAGAGATTTTGGGGAGGTTGGTATCACGAAATGCATTTCTAATGTTGTCATGTTTAATATTACATAAATTTTTCGCATACAACAACAATGAAATTTTATCGCGAAGAGTCCTGGCCACACGACTTTTAACTAAAGGTGTGACCTTGGCAAGGGTATAACACCCAATGCCAGCAAGCGCAAGAAAACTAAAAGTTTTCATGAACAGCATGTTGAAGCTAAGGTTGTTGGTGTCAACGAGTACACAACAAGATGGAGCAAAACCACAGA